ACCGCTCCGCGGCTTCACGGTTGGTGGCTTCGCGCTCCGGACGACGGCGGTCAATCTCGGCTTGAGCGCGATTGGCGTAGGATTCAGCGCTCTCTCGCGGGCGCGTAGGTGCAGCCATCCCGCGATTACCGCGCGGGCGATCCTGCGCCGGAAACGGCGAATCAGCCGAGCCCTCCGCGCCAGCCTGTTGACGGTTCGGACCGTACTTCATGGCCATCATCTGATCGTACTCCGCCTGATTGGTCGGAGCGCGAGAGAAGTTGCCTTGACCGTCCAACGCAATCGGCGCGGCGGACATCGGGGGGCCCGCGGGCTGCGGATTGAAGGCGTTGTAAATCTGGTCGCCGACACCTGCAAGCGCGCCTAGAAGCGGCTTTGCGCCGTGATCAACCAGCGCCGACCTGCCAACATCATACGCGGCGCGGCCAACATCCACCGCCGCCTCGAGCGGACGACCACGATCAAACGCGCGGCTGGCCTGACTCATGGCCGGTGCGCCGGCATGAGCGATCTCACGCATCGTCTGCATTGGACCGCCAACGGTGTTGAGCGCCTCACCGATAAACTGGCCCAGACCCGCGCCACCCCGCAAAGACGGATTCTGATACGCGTCTTGGATAAACTTGTCGCCCAACGTGCGAGGATTTCTAACCGCCTGCATGTTGTTGTAGCCGCTAAGGGCTTCGCCCAGCAGCGGAAGTGTCGCGCCACGAACCGCCATGCCGACACGACCGCCGGGCGTTAATTCCGGACCAATCGGTGCTCCATGCAGATCGCGCGTGCCACCCCCGCCAGCGCCCGACATCGGACCAGCCACATCCGGCGGATTATAAACGGAGTCCATTGACACGCCGCCGGGAAGACGCACACCAGCGCCATTGGGGCCACGATTGGGGCCTGCCGACGCCGGATTACGGCGCTTGAACTCAAGCATCTTGTCGTCAAACGACGGGTTCCTCGGCACCGGAGCGCGGCCCTGACCCATGAACTGGTTCGGCTGCGGAAAGCTAGATGCCGGAAATTCCTCAACCGGGGGCATGCGAATCGCACCGCCAATCGCGTTGACCGCGCCGCCGCGAGAAGCGACCGGAGTCCCCGCGCCGTAATACGGCATCTCCGCATTGCCCAGACGCGCAGGGCCCATGTTGCCGGGATTCCTCGCCATATCAAAGTCTTGGCCGCTAGAGATCATGTCTCCCAAGCGCGCCAGATCCGGAGCGTTGAAAGCATCGAGACGACGATCAGCCATTTAGCGCTCCCACGAGAAGGCGTTGCGGCCGAAGCCCCACTGTAGTGGGGTAAACAACTTCCGCATGGTGTTGTTACGGGCAAGGGCGATGCTCTCCTCGAACGTCGCCTTGAATTTGTCGGCCAGCGCCGGCATGCCGCCGTCTACATCGACGATCCGGAGCGCCAGATACGCGGCCCAGTCCAACATCTCGAGGTGATGGTCCTCAGGGATCTCCGGTATAGCGGACATGTTCGCTGAGGTTAGGTGCTCTAACGGCATTCGGACGACGCGCAAGCGAAGGGGCTGCACGTACTCCGCGGACGGCGTCGGGAAGATCCGCAGAACCACCGCCGCCGTCGAGTCGTTGTCGTCCGCGCCCAGCGCCTCGTCGGTCGAGTACGCCAGCGGCTTGCCGGGCGGCATGGACGAAAGCTGAGACGGATCAAAGAAATAGCTGTCCGGCATCCGGTAGGTGTCGAACTGCGCGTGGCCCGCCCGGGCCAAATCAGCGATGTCGCCAGTGTATTTGGCGGAGATGATGCCAAGGACAGAGGATTCCAGCGTGTACTCGCTGACCCCCGCCTGCAGGCTCACGGTCATGGAGTTATCGCGGATGCAAAGCGACCGGCGCGCAAAGCGCCGGTACGCCTGATCAATGTAGCGAATGAGGGTCTCATCCGACCAAAGATAGTCAGGGGTGCCATCCACACGGTCGCTGCGGTCGTGCAAGATGTTGAGCTTAAGCTCGTCGAGCAGCTCCTGCAGCGTCATTCGGGCACCCCCTCATGTCAGAGACGACGATAAGAATACCGCAAACGCTCGCGATAGCCTACAACCTGTTTCGTCGCTGGATCGGTGACAGGAACACTCATCACCGCATTGTCGAGGATGTCAAGAATGAACTGGGGAACCTCGACGGGTTCGCCCGGCTTGATGACATACGCGGTGCCGTTGTGGCCAATGGGCAGGCCAGTCGGCGGGATGTCGTCATTTTCCTCGACGAGGATTTTGACCTTCTTCTTTGCTTCCTTCACCGCCTCGATGACAGGAGCCTTCGCGCGCCCACGCTTGGCCTTCGGAGCTTCAGAGAGGTTGTCGTCAAAAAGATCTGTATCGTCCATGTGTTTCTTTCCCGATCAAAAGAAAACTCGCCCCGCGTACGGGGCGAGAGTGAGTTAGACAACCACGAAGTAGTTGACCTTCAACGTGCCGTTGAGAGCCGCCGACGCGTGGATGTTCTGAACGACAACCGTCGCCGCGCCGAGGCCCGGGGTGACAGTCGTGATCGCCGGGGAGCCAGCGGAGTTCGTGCCGTTGAAGACGGCCGCAAACACCTTGCTGGTCGCGGTGATCGACGCGTCCGTGATGCTGATCGACGCGGTAGCGCCGGCAGCGGTGGTCAGCGACGCCGAGGTCACAACGCCCGAGTCCGTAGCCGGAACGTTTGCGGCGTCCGAGGCGTACAGTTCGGTAAGCATCGCCTGAATTTTGGCGAGCGTCAGATCCATCGACTCGTTGCCGGTGGTGTCGATTGCCTGCAAAGCCATTGTCGCTTCTCCTTGTTAGGCGAACGCGACGAAGGTGATGACCTTGGAGTTACCGACCGCCGTAGCGGACAGAGTCACCGTGCCGTCGCTGTTGATGACAATGGCGGAACCAGTGTCGATTGACGTGGCGCTGCTGGTCGTCTTGACGACTTTCGTCGAGGACGAAGCAACAAGCACTTCCCACGTGATGGTGTCGGTCTCGTTGATGACCTTCATCCACGCCGGCTTGAAGCCGAGGTTGATGACCTGCGCGGCGTTGTCCGACGTGAACGAGCCCGAAGCCGTGTTGAGAACGCCGCCCGAACGGGAAGCGATGGTAACCGTAGCCATGTTGATCTCCTAAGAAACTGGGGATGAGGACCGGGGCGTACTCACGCAGAGGCCCCGGCCATGTCCAACCGTTAGGCCGTGCAGAGCGTCTCGAGACGAGCCATGAACAGCTCCTGCAGGATGACCGTGGAGGTCCACAGCTTCCAGCCGACCGTGCCGCGCTGAGCGAGCGGGTCGCCCGGGGCCGGCTTCGGATTCACGACCATCGGCGTCATGGACGACTTGCCCTTGAGGGGCACGATGCCATACGCGTCACGGCCGAAAATCAGGATCGGATAGACGTCCGGATAGCTGCCAGCCGTCGAACGGAAGGACGACGTCGAAGCGCCGCCAGCGGTCGCGGCATCCGCCCACGGGACGAGAACGGTCGACGTCAGGTAACGAACCTGCTCAATCGAGCCAATTTCGCCTTCAAACGGCGAGGTGTGCGGGCCGTAGTCGGCAACCGGCTTGAAGCCCGTCATCTTGCGGATGTCGGTCTCGAGGTCCGGATGGCAGACCGCCATGTAGCTGGCTTCCACCGACTTCGTATTGAACGAAGCGGTCGAGGCGACGACCTGCGTGATCTTCTTCGCGTTCTGGCGGTTAAGAGCCGTCGTCACGCGACGCTGATCGTCGAGGGTCAGAGCCGCAGCCAGCAGCGTGCGGTTGGCGACCTTGTTCGCGTAGAACGCGTTGGTGCCCGCCTTAAGCACGTTGTAGCGGAGAGTTTCGACGGTAACAGCGCACTGCTCGCCGAGAATATCCGTGGTCTGCTGGAGGACCGGGTCCGTGTGCGTATCCTGCACGACGTCCGTGATGGTCACGTAATCGCCGTACTGGTTAAGCGTAACGGTGTAGTCCTGATTGGCGAGGCGCGAGCCAGCCGGGGTCACGCCTTCAACCAGCGGCGTGGTCGCCAGCGGGATGTAGAAGTTGGAGCCCGGGGTGGTCGTGCCGGCCGTGCCGCCAGCGCCCGACAGGAAGTAGCGGCGGAACTTCGCCGTCTGCGTGCTGTTCGTGGGCAGCGGGTAGGTCTGGCCGAACTTCTCGAGGTGAAGATACGGCATGGCGCGTTCGAGCATACGGACGACGCTGTACGCTGCAATCGCGGGTGAGATGTCACCATAAGACGTAATCGTGGACATTTATCTAGCTCCTAGCTTGCTCGACGGTTCGCGAATGTCTCAAAGGCCGAGTCGAAATCTGCCGAGTCGACGCCTTGAATCACCGCGGAACGCTTTGAACTGACTGGGGCCAGAGCCGCCACCGCTTGCTTGGTGGCTGGAGGCAGGTCAGGTGTTCTGGCTTTGCGCGGCTGAGACGGTGCAGGCGTTGCAACCTGCGTCTCCGTTCTAAACCGCGTGATGAGGTCAGAAACCTCATCCACCGTTCCGTGTTGTATAACATGGTTATACGCTGCACGTAAATACGGTGGTTGGTTCTGAGCCCAGTCGATGACTTTTTCGCGAACATCCGCGTAGTCGGGAACAGTTGTCTGAAGATCAGACAAGTGTGTTCGGGTCGCCAAAGACTGGAGCTGATCGACCAGCGGCGAGAACTCCTTGGCGACTTCTTGGAAGACGTAGCCAACAAGCTGTTTATACTCAGCCGCGCGGCGCAGAGCCTCGGCTTTGGCTACATCCGGCCACTCTTCCTCGTATTTCTTGAGGACCTCAATGTCTTCCGGAGAATAATACTGAGGCTGTTCCGGCTGTTGCTGGGGCGGAGGGGGCGGCGGAGGGGCACTCTGCTGCGGCTGACCTTTCACAAGATCTGCAAACCGCGACAGAATTTCTTCGTCCGACAGTCTGGGCTCTTCCGGCTCCGACGGAGATGTAGGTTCTTCTACGAGCGGAGATGTGGGCTCCTCAGGAGCCGCAGCGGCCGTTTCAGTCGGGGCCGGGATCTCCTCACGGGGCTCCTCGCCCGGTGCCGTCATCCGGTCGAAAGCGGCGGCAAAGGCGTCCTCAGGGGCAGCTGCGGGCTCTGGAACGGGTGCCTCGGCAGGAGGGCTCTCCAGTACAGCATCAGTGGGGGTTTCGTTCGTAACTTCATCGTTCCCGATCATGCGTTAGGCTCCTTGATTGATGCAAGGCTCGGGCGTGTCATCGCTTTGATGAGCCCCTCGTACGCCTGAGCCTTACCTTGCAACCGCTCAAAATCGAGCGGATCGCACCTCACCATCTGGTCCTTGACCCCCTCCAACTCGTAGCGGAGGAACTCAAGCACCTTCTGGATTTCCAAACTGTGCAGGCTGGCTTGAAGCTCCCGCTCCAAGAGCACCTTCGGGCTTCTCGCCTGCATCATTTGTCTCCATTCCTGAATCGAGGATGTTCAGCATCGTGTTCACCGCTTCCGCATCTGCGTTGGCGCTGTTCTTCTGACCCTGCGCGATGTTCTTGTACGCGTCGGACAAGAGCTTGCGCTCGTTGGCCTCGTTGAGCGCCTGCTGCGCCTGCTGCGACGCCTGCTGCGCCTGCTGCGCCTGCTGCTCGCGACGCTTGGCCTCGTCGGGCGAAACCAGCAGATTACCCAGATCGCGGACCTTGTAGAGCGCCTCGGCGAATTTCCGCTCGTCGGTGTGGACCGACAATTTAGCCTGCAAGTCCGGCATGTTCTGGAGCAGCTGGTCGATCTGGGTGCCGCGGACCTCCTTGGCCATGAGGCTGGTCGCGCCGCGCGCCACAACATCGAAGTCGCCCTCGGGGGCAAGGCCGGGGTTGAACGTCCGGTTGAAGTACACCAGCGAGTAGATCACGCTCTGCGTGAACGTGTCGAAATTCCGGATAATGTCCTTGAAGGGCAGCGCCGCGTCGCCGCGAAGCATGGAAGCGCCTGCGGCCGTGCGCATCGGTTCGGAAGGCATCCGCCCCCGTTCCATGTCGCCACCCGTCGCCGGGCCCACGAAAGTCTCCATGTCGGCGAATTTCATGAACAGGTCGACCATCTTCAGCAGCTCGTCGATGTGGCTGTCGATGGTGAGGTTCCTGACCGCCGGCTGCGCGGCGTCCGCCCCCATCCCCTCGCGGTACCAGATCTTGTAGGCGCTGGCGCTTGTGAGGTCCTGATCCATTCGGAGCAGGTCCGTGTTCAGCTCGAGGTTAGGCCCGCACACCACAGAGGCGTTGTCGAGCAGCATGCGAGTCGCCGCGGCGATGGACATCTGGCTGTCGCGCATGACGTTGGGCAGGCCGTTGCCGACCGGGCTGGTGTCGTCTTCGTCGAACACGAAGGCGTGGACCGTTTTGACCTCGACGCCCAGCTTCCGCCACGGGTTCAGATCCGCCTTGATGATGTTGCCGTCAATCATCCAGATCTCGGCGTCAAGATCGTCGGCGTGACGCTCCGGATCGACCTCCACCCCGCACATGGACAGATACTGTCCCGACAGGACGCCGTTCCAGATGATGATCTCGTACTTGGACGTCTCGGCCTTCTGCTCGTTGACGTTCACTTTCACGCCCATGGCGCGAAGCTCGGTCTCGAACGGCTGCGGCTTGTAGTTGCCGCGCGGCGTCCGGTTGAGGTACTCGCGGATCTGGTCGCCCAGAAAGTCGGTGCGGTCCATCAGCTTGCGGACCTGTCCGCGGGACATGACCAGACGCTTAAAATAGCCGTCCATGTTGTGGAACGTCTTCGCGGACAGGTCCGGATAGAAGTCCCAGACCGGCAAAAACTCGTACATCGGCTTGTACTGGATGACCTGCGTCGGCATTGGCATGCCGCTGTAAGGGTCCATTTCCCACTTGGTTTTGCTCGACGGACGCGCAAACGGGCCCGTCATAACGCCCAGACCGTAGAGAACGCCCGAGAAGACAACTTTCCGAACCAGATGCACGTAGTCAAGGGTCTGGTCGCCACCAAGCTCCTGAAGCTGGTCGTCGATCAGCTTGGACAGGTCCTCCGCGCGCTCATCGGCCAGCGCCTGAACGGCGTACTCAATAGTCTCGTCGTCGAGCGTCGGCGGCAGGCCCATCTCCTGTGCCTTTTGCATCGCCTTCATGATCGCCTGCTGGACGTCCTCAGGGCTCATGTCCGGCGACGGGCTCGCCTTCAGCTCCCAATTGCGCTCGTCGCCCGGGAACATCAGCTGCATCACCCGCGAGACAATCGAGATGACCTTCGCGCGCGTCACGCGCGGATAAGCCTTGGAGCGGTTGGCCGACATCTCCTTCTCGACCTCGGGATCGTAGAGGCCCAGATACTGGCGGAGGTTGCGGGTCCATTTCAGCTCTTGGATACGGCGATCAGACACGTACGACAGGAACAGCTGGTTGAGCTTCATGCCCACCATGCGCAAGGAGTCGGAGTCAATCGCCGCGACAGGGGCCGTCTCGGGATTTGCAACCAACGTGTCCGGTGGTGAGAGTTCGGCTTCCGCCGTCGCAAAATGGGTCGCGTCAACCATTTTTGGCCCCTATTTAGCGGAAGTGGTAGCCGGCGGAAGTAAACCGCGGCGGCACGAAAGGTTTACGCGCTATTGAAGAATAGCGCAATTCACGCTCACTCTGACGATGAAAGTAACGGCATAAGTAGCCGAAAGCATCCCCGACATGAGAGTAAGCGTTCTTCTCGGGCTCAGCGCCCTTCATGATCTCTTTCTTGAGGTCCATCGCGTAGCGCCAACCACCCTTGAGCGCACGAATAGTCTCAGGACAGTCTGGCGCGGAAACGAGGAGAGCAGGACCTGCATCAACAAGGCGCGTCGTAAAGTGCTCAATGGCATCCAAACGCAGGGGCAGCCGGTTATTGGTCTCGGATTTGACAGCAAAATACCGGCGTATGACATCGACTACCGCCTTCTCATCCGTCTGTGCCCTGTTGCTCGCCGCCGGGTCGGGGGCGCAGATGATGTTGTCGAATCGAACGTCAGGGAAACGCCGACGAATGTAGGGACGGAGGAGTTCTTCGATAAATCGCTGGGTGCCATAGCCGGCAGTGGTGAGTTCCCCGAGAACGAGCAGTCTTCCGGACAGGTCCTGCTGGCCGAAGACGGCGGCGGTCCCTCCAAGGCCGGGGTCGAAGCCAAAAACCAGAGGGAGCTGAGGGTTAAAAAGAAGAGATTTGTTCGGTACATGGAGATCCGGCTTAAAGGTTGGCACGACCGCCTTCCCCGCGGCGCTGAAACCCCATTCCGCCTCGACGAACTGCTTGACCCACGCCTCGGACTTGCCTTGGATCGCGCTGTCGTAATAGCTCGGGGGCAGATTCTCGAGGTTCTCAGCTTCTTCCGAGAGGCCTGACGGCTGCACAAAATAGCGGGCGTTGACCTTGGGAAGGCCCTTCAAGACCCGGTAGGCTTTGACGCTTTCGGGGGTGTCGCCGAAGCGGTGCTGCTCGACCTTGGTCTCGTCGTGGAGGTAATCGTACCACCAGTTGTCTTCTGTATCGGGGTTGGACGAGCCAAACATGCCGAAGTTAGTCGCCCCACCATCTTTCTTAGACGGATAGCGTCCAAGACGAGCCGATAGCGCATCAATGATGGCGCGGGGGATCTGCACGAACTCGTCGATAATCGCGAAGGTGACCTCCAAAGACAGGACGCGGGCAACGTCGTCAGCTGTATCGAGGGGGCGGAACAGGACCTCACACTCGACATCCCCGTATTTTAGAATGAACTTGTTCTCTGTAGCTTTCCAAACGCCAGCTTCACCGTCTTTGAACCAATAGTTCCAAGAGGTGATCGTGGTGTCACGCAGCTGGGGGAGGGTGTTTCGCACAATAACGGCGCGCGTTCTTCTGATACCATCCGGCCCCTTGGCCTGCTGCTGCGCCAGAAAGACCAGCTTGAAGAACAGTCCCGTCGTCTTTCCGGAGCCGACCGGGCCCACGATCCAGTCGTAGAACAGCTTGCCCGGGATGTAGTCCTTGATGAACTCCCGAACGGTCGGCGGCGGCTTATAGTCGATTATGCTCATACGTTCAGCACTTCCACGCCCGCAGGCTCTTATTGATCCGTGAGTTCGGGTCGTTCGCCGTTTCCTTGCTGGTCAGCTTTTCCTTCATGCCTTTCATGCGCGCGCAGAAGGAGTCGCGGCGCGGCCCGCCTTCCGGCTGCGGCGGCTTGAGGTTCATGCCCTGCTTCTTGGCCGAGGCGCGGCCCTTGGCGTTGAGTCCGCCGTTGGGGTTCTTACCCTCAGCGCGCTGCCATGCGGGCGATTTCGCTTTGGGCTTCGGCATCCCGAGTCGCGTGGTCATTTCGTCGGCACCATTCCTCTGGGGAAGCCCGGCTGCAGCAGCATGTTGCCCGGCTCATACTGGTTGAAATACTGCCCCAACTCCAGCTGCGGCCACATGCGCGTCTGCTGCGGCGTCGGCTGGAACGTGTCTTTTGCACCCTGCTGGCCCCAGACACCCCCGTAGTAACCGGTGTTCGGGCCACTATATTGGCTCTGATTCGAGAAGGTCGGGTGGTTCGGCTTTTTGAACTGGTCAGACCCGTGACCGTTCGCCGCCGCAGCGTTGCCGCCTTTCCAGAAGCCCTGCGCGTCGTAGTCGTACGGGTTGCCCAGCCCGGGATTCTTCAACTGCCAGTTCTTGAACAGGAACTGCTCCCCTTGGTTAAGGGGAGTGTTGAACATCTGGGTCATGTCCGGAGGGCCGCTCATTCCCAGTCCCTCTTGCGGTGGACGATCTGCTGGTCCATCGGCACCGACATGTCGCGTTCCGGCGGGCGCTCGGCGCGCTGTGCGCCGGTCATGTCGCGGCGAGCCCGGGTCGCCTTGGCCATCTGCGTGCCGACCAGTTTCTCGATGATTCGCGCACGGGAGTCGTCCGCCATCCCGCTCATGATCCCGCCCTCACCCTCATGCACCTGACTCGGATCGGCGGTGATCGGGAAGCCCTCGCGATGATTGATGGCGTGCTGGACGTTCTCGAGCACGTTGGCGCGCTGATGGCCCGGGTTGCCCGACGGGTCCACGAACAGCATGCCGCGACCCGTGTCGTACCGGCCCTCGCCCGGGCGAGACAACATGGTGGGGATCTCACCCACCGACGGGTCATGCTCGTACATCCGGTTGTGGCGCAGGACTGTGCTCAGCGGAACCGGATGCGCCGACGGGTCGCCCATGCCGCGCGGCAGCGGCGGCAGATTGTGCATGGAGAGGGTCGCCATGTTGTCGGGAACCTCCTGAAGCTCAGGAGTGCCCTTGAACCGGCCGACGTTCAGAGCATTGCCGCCCTCAGGACGAGCGCGCATAAACATCCCCAGAGAGTGGGGCGGCGCGAGAGGGATGGGCATCCCGCCCGTAAACGCGCCCATCGCGAGACCTTGGATACGTCTGAATCCGTCATCGGACATCGGGTCCATCTGGCCCATCATCGCGTCGCCGGGGGCCTTGGCGTAACTCACCGCGTTGTTGAACTTCTCACGCGCGTAAGTCGCCGCGACATTCTCAGGCGAAAGCGGGTTATATTGAGGCAGCTGACGCTGATCGTTCGGGTCGTCGAGCCGCTGACGGACAAACTGGCTGGCGTCCATGGGTTACCTCATCGCCGGGGGCATGCCGCCGCGCATCAGAATGTCGCTGATCGGATCGTTGGGGCGCAGGCTCATCGCCGTCGAATTGGCGCGCATATCCGTCGATCCCATGTTGGACGCCGCGCCCGGGAACCGGCCGTAGTTCTCGCCTTCACGTGGATATTCCCGTCCGGACGCGCCCTGCGACGGCTGACGCGGCGTTACCGGCGGCATCATCCCGCGGTTCATCGGGCCCTGAGGAAAAGCCCGCGGAGAAGGCGGCGCTTGTGTCGGATATTCCCGTCCGGACGCGCCCTGATACTGCTGCAGGAACTCGTCGATCATCGGGTTCTCGCGCCCGGCGTGATAGTTGTAGAACGCCGCGGCCTGCGCCTCGGTCGGGATGCCCCGCGTCTCCTGCGGGAAAAAGCGCATCGTGTTGTCCGGATATTCAGCCTGCACCCACGGCGATCCAGTCAGCTTGCCCGAGTCCATTGTCGCTGCTCCTACGCCAGACCGTTCAGGCCGTCGATGGGTTCGCGCGCGGCCGCGCGGCGGGACGCCATCTCGTAGCCGACCAGCGGGATAATCTGACGCATCGCGTCCTCGCGGGCCAAGCGCCGGCCCGTCTCCGCGTTAAACTCGGCCGGGTCGAGACACGCCGCCTTGCCAATCACGGTGTAGTCGTTCCAGAGGGTCAGGGCGCAGACCGTCATCGTGTCGCCCGGGATCTTCCAGTAACTCTCGGCGACAATCAGGGCCACGATGGCGTCATTCGTAATGGACATGGCTCACCCCAAATTTATATTTATTTGCAGCGGAGTTCCTTGCTGGTGTCCGGCCTGATCTTTCGAGGCGTCGAGGCCCGCGGCCTTCACCACGAATTTCATCAGATCCGCCTGCACCGCAGGGGGCACCTCATCGAACGGAGCGTGGGCCATCTCCCACATGCGCTCAAGCATCGCCTCAGCCTGCAGGCCCGCCTTCATCTTGAAGGACATGCCGTGTTTCTTTACGGCCTCAAGAGCGGCACCCAGATCGCGGACGAAAACCGGATGTTTCTGGAGGGCCTCCCAACGCGGTAAGTCGATGGCATAAGACGCCAAGATGTCGGGTAGAGGCGCTGTCTGCAGAGCGATCTCAACGGGAAACGTGGGAGGGTACAGAGCGATTTCGGAGGGGTCCGCGTCGGCAAATCGTTTGACAGCGGAGCCGGCGAGGGCCGGCAAAGCCGTCCCGAAATCAAGATCGAGGTCATCGAAGGAGATCTCTTCCACGCTCACTTGAAGAACCTCAGCTTGTACATGATCCGGTTGCCCAGCGTCACGATCTCGTCGATGGCGTTCTGCAGCTCGGAGTCATCCGACGAGCCAATGTCGTCGCGGTTCGCCATGACCCACTTGCGGAAATCTTGGAGCAGCTGAAGGAACGGCTTCTCCTCGCACTCGACCTCGGGGTACTCCTTGATGAGTCCGTACACCCCTTGGTAACTTTCAGCGAATGTATCCGCTAGATCCTTGATATTGTCGACAAATTCCTCGAGCGCCTTGTGCATGGCGTAGGAGCCGTCGCGCGCCTTCAGATGCTGGAACTCGGCCTGCTCATGCAGCTCGAGACAACGGGCGATCAGTTCGCCAGCGGCTTTGTCGGATTTTGCGCTCATAGAGCGAACATACAGGAAAGAAAAAGACCTGCCAAGGCAGTGCCCAGCAGGTCCAAGTCAAGGGAGGAAACGCCCGCTCAAGGGCACGTGCTGTCACACACGAACAGCCAAGGTAACTGAATGAAAGCGGCGGCGCAACCCCGGTGCTCACAGGAACAGAATTGCGCCGCCACCACCTCCGCAAAGAGGACGCCTTCAACGGCCCGTTAGTTCTAGCGAATTTATTTGCTGGTGTGAATGGGGAAATTTTTGAAAAATTTTTAGGAAGCGAACCGGTTCGCACCCCATGCAAGCGTAAGCTGAGCCTATTTGGAAATTTTGGGAAAAAATATGTGAGTGACCATTGAATGGAGGGAGGGTCATGTGCGCGCCCCCCTCGGGGGGTGGGTGAGCGGGGAAAGGATTCTTACCGGGGGGTGGGTGGGGTGGGGGGAGTAGTGCGGCTAGTCTATTGAATCAATAGAGTCTATCGACGCGAGCGACTCGCCGGACTCGATAGACGATAGGGGACAAGGGGGGAGGGGAGGGGGAGAGGGGGGAGGGGCTTACCGCATGC